AAGAGGCTTATCAACAGACAACATCTTTTCTCCGGACGACTTGCAACTCTTTTGAAGACAAGTACCGGACGACCTATACCTTTATTTGAGAAATCATCCCGTCTGTTCAATGTGTCTGTTCGTTTTGGAAACTTTTCAGGTGTACTGAAATTTTCCCGATTAGATCATTGGACTGACGCTTATGTGAAGAAATTACAACCCTTCACCTCCCCGAATAATCCCAATCAAATGATGCACCAATACTTTGGGTCAAACGTCGCAGAAGCCATTCTGTCTATGTTTACCAAAGGAGCAGGGAATATCATGGGATTATTTAAGAGATCGACTATAACCAATTTGGTTTCAATCGCTGGATCACTAGCAATTGTTGCCGCGACCAATGACAACTTCATTCGAATCACAGCGCTTGGGATTGTTCTAGCCAACATTCAAACAACTGTTGATCTTTTGACTACCCTGAACTTCCCTATCGCTGGTGTCTTTACTCACCAAGATAACAGGACCTTTTCCTGGATTCCAGCTTGTGTTGGCATGCTCGGGCTTTTCTGCGTTGGAACATTCAAGACTGACGTCACCAAAAACATTTTGGGTAGATCTCTGAATCTTGGATGGTCCATTCCTGCTGTGCTTGGAACTGTACGAATCACTGAACTAGCTGTCAGGGAATTGATACCTGCTATCTATGAACTGGTCACTGGAAAGACCTGGTTGGCTGATTCTGTGGTGTCTAATCTGACTGAGTTTCAATCTTTTGTCGAACGCATAGAAGCCTTTGATCGCTCCGATTTCGATTTGAACACAAATTTTTGGAATCAACGAACAGTCCTCGAACTCAAACAACAATACTCCCGATTGCTTATCGACGCCGACAAGATGAAGCTTCGAGCAGCTGCACAACCTCTCTTGGCTGGATATGGTCGAAAGCTTGAAAAGTGGATGGAGAAGATTCATGCATCAGGATTACAAACTTCCGGTGCGCGAGTTGAGCCTGTTGTTATCATGATCAGTGGAAAGCCAGCTATTGGTAAATCCCGCTTTGTTAACGAACTTGTTAAAGAGGCTGGAATAAATATACCTTGGCAAGGTCGACCCGGCGAAAACATCATGGATCATATCTACACTCGCAATCCAAATGATGCATTTTGGGCTGCCTATAGACAACAGTACGCAGTACTCTACGATGACTTTCTTCAGCGTGTTGATTCCGCCCAAAACCCCAATCCTGAAATTGGCGAACTCATTCAGTTGTACTCGACCAACGCCTTCATGGTACCCATGGCCGCTCTAGAAGACAAGCAAAGAGGATTCTTTCGCAGTCCAATGGTCATACTGACTACCAATGCTGAGCAACTTGACTCAACTATTGTGAAGAGCATCAACTCTGTACCAGCCATCAGAAGACGTATGGACTTCTCATTCCGAATGGTTCGTGATGCCAATGGTCAGGAGCTTTTCTATCCTATCATCGAAGGAAGATTAGACACAAATCAGCGCCTTACAAAAACTCAAGTCATAAACGCAGTCCGTGCAAAGTTGGCTAAGAAGAAAGAATGGTTCGAAAACCAGATGACTAAACCCAACCAGTGTCAAATCCCGATCCAGTGTGTTGCGGAGATGATCGAAGTGATAAGTGCTCCTGCCTACAGTGAAGATACAGGAGTCCAACGAGAAAAACGCACTTCCGCCCCGAACCACCGTTATTGCCACCCTAGTGCTGCCTGTCAATTACCAGAGGACCAAAATTGTGTTGTTTACAATCCGATACCTGAACAACAATTCGCAGGACGTGAAACCCAAGACCTACTACCATCCATGGAACATCAGGGATTCTTTACCAGGGTTACTGATTTTGTGGGTACCGGACCTCATGAGACAGTTGAAGTTCGAGTTCCTTACATTGTGCTCTTGCAACACAACTATGACGTACAACGGGTTCACATTGATGAATTGGACGAGATCATTCAGGATTTTAATGATCAACACGAGGATGCACCGTTACATCGACCTTTGACTTCATCTCAAGTGCTCATGCTCGTTGATTTTGCGCCAGAACTTGCTCGATATACTGCCTTGGCTGAAATTCGCGACTCTGATCGTGCTCGCGAAGTCCTGGAGGATCGTATCACTGATGCTATCGCTTTGGGATACCAAACACCTGAGGGATGTATCACAAGATGGTATAACATTGTCTATGACGTGCTCATTAAGACCTACCAGCGGTTGGGAGGAATATTTAAGGATATTCCATGGGAGACAATTGGAACAACTCTTGGAGTAGTTGCCACAGTTGGACTCTTATCCACCTTCTTCTGGAAGCTCGCAAAGTGTGTCATGACTGGAGCAAAACCATTCAGTGATCATGAGAATACTATCGATAATGTGAACGCAGTGCACAAACTTTATAAGTTTGAGAGCAAGGATGCACATGGCCGAGCAGTCTCCCGCAGAGCCACGACAATTCGCATGAATAGAGAAGGAATGAGTCCGATACAATCGTTTGAATTGTGCGACGAGAAGATCGAGCTGAAAGACAGCGAAATGAACAACACCAGTGTGTCCTTTTGGTTACCGCCTGGTAAATTGATTGGACGACCACACTTGAGAGCCGAGTTATTGATCTCCATCAAAAACGTACTTGATTTTTACAAGCGCTCACTTGTGGAGATCAAACCGCAGGTAAGCACTCGGGAAATCATTGATGTTCTGGCTTATGTCATGGACAAAATGTTGGACCAAGGGATTACTATGCAGGACATTATCGAAGCTTTCAATCTTGGAGAGTCCACAATTGTCCATTTGGAGAATTTGCACGGAACAGGTGTGACGCCAGCAGTTATTCTTGATTTGGCTACAATAATCCACGCCGATCGAAAGCCAATGAATCTTGAGGGATTTATTGATGCAAACGCAGAAGGCATTAGCCAAAAGATCCAAAGGAACCTGGTGGGCATAGGGTGTGAGGGAAAACGCCATGCTCAAGCATTGTTCTTTCGCGATAGGACTTGTTGGGTCAACACTCATGTCTGGAACCAGATTGGTGGCTATAACGTTGAGATAACGTACTACAATGGGAGCGATGAAAGAACTATCGTGGTCCCACAGGAAGATATCAAAGCCGTCAGCCACGACAAGCTCGACATCACTATCCTGACCTTTCCAATTTCGATGAAACCGTTCGCGAACATTGAGAATCATATTGTTACAGACGTCGATCTGAAGATTGATCTCATTCGTTACGCTCGATTGGTTACTCGCAGGCAAGGAATTGTCACCTATCTCTCCACAGCGATGGTTGAACGTGAAAAGAGAAAGATTCAGACCTCCGATGGTTGTTATTACGACGCCTGTACTGCATGGTTTTGTCCTAATCTCAACTCATCTAATGGTGATTGTGGATCTCCACTACTCATCCTTGATCCCACTATGCCAAGAAAGATCTGTGGCATGCATTTCCTTGGAAATGAAAATGGGAATGGAGGCTCTATCATACTTACCCGGGAGATTATTGCTGACATGCTTGATGAGCGGGAGCCAGATGGTGTGCAAGTACAGCTTGGAACTTACGAATCCATGAACCATTCCGAGGTCAAACCTTGTGAGTTTGTAGCTGAACCACTTGCTGTTCTTCCTCCTCCTTTTGAACCGACCAAGACCAAGATTCGTCCATCTCTTCTCCAAGGTGAAATTGCTGATCCAATCACGGCTCCCGCCGTTCTGAGGCCCTTTATTACTCCAGAGGGAGAAAAGATTGATCCATTGGAACGGGGTGTGAAAGGATTCAATAAGGAACGACCTTACGTGGACAGAAGATTTCTAAAAGAAGTTCCTAAGCTTCTCTATCATTACACTAAGGGAATACCTGTCATCTGCCGGAAACTCACCTGGACAGAGTGTGGAACTGCTGAGAACATTGCGGGACTTGAACCGATTGATCTCTCTACCTCCCCTGGTTGGCCTTTGTGTCGGACAGCTAAGCGAGGAAAGAGAGACTTCTTTACCCCTGAAAAGGAACCACTCCCCGCTCTTGTAAGAATGTGTGAGGATTTTGAGGATCAACTGAAGAATGGAACTGTTACTGATGTGCCTATCTTTCGGGATACACTGAAGGATGAGCGTGTAGCTCTGAGGAAGTGTGATCGATCGAATCCAAAGGCTATCAAAACACGGGTTTTTGCAGCCTCTCCCCTCGTTTTACTCATGCTATCACGAAAGTACTTTGGAGCAATGTGCGCTCACCTCATCAACAACCGAATTCGAAACACTACTACATCTGGTGTTAATCCGTACAGTGATGAGTGGCAAATGATTGCAAACCATCTCCATGCTGTATCGCCTGAAGTGGACGACGGTGATTACTCTGGCTTCGATTCGACTCAGCCCGCTGGATTCCTCTTTGCAGTCTACCAATCCTGGATCAACTGGTACGAAGAAAATGACAAGAGTTGGGAACCCGTGGACTCTGTAATTCGCTTGCGTCTTGCTGATCTGTGTGTCAACGCGCACCACATGGCTCATGGAACGATCTATAGAACTTATGGCTCTTTACCATCTGGAGTTTTTGGAACGACACACTTGAATAGTGGAGTCAACCTGATTGCCTTCTACTATGCATTTACACGAGTCTACCCTGAATCCTCGGTTGGAGAATTTATGAAAACAGTCCGAATGGTCACCCACGGTGATGATGTTATGTTCGCTGTCGACCCTGACTACGACGACTTCACTGCTGAACGCATCGGACACGAACTCAAGACTATTGGAATGGAGTTTGGACCGGCCACGAAGGATGGAATATTTCAATCAGCTCGCCCGATTGAAAAGTGCACCTTTCTGAAACGTGGTTTTTCCAAAGTGAATCAAAAGTACAGAGCTCCTCTTGACACCGGAGTCTGTATTGAAATGACGAATTGGGTTACAAAATCCAATGACCCTGTCTCTGCAACGATTGACAATGTAGAGACTGCCATCCGGGAACTCGTATTAGCTGATGAAGAAAAACTCGCTAATGACATGGCTCGCCTTGTCCGACAACGATTCAACAGAGTTGTCGACGTCCCGACCCAAGCACAACTTCTATCAACAATTTAACAGTGTGATCTTGCACTTTCTGGTATACTGGAAATTCCCAGATCGTGTAGTGCTGCTGTTAATGAAGACAACAAAATTATTTCCCCTCTCTACATATGGTTGTATTAGGAGAGTGTATGACAACCTTCAATTTCGACAATTTTAACAAAATAACATCTTTGACCTCT